GTAAAAATGCGAAGGCACCATCACGGCTGGCTCGTAACATATCCTTGCGAATTCACGAATTGGGATTATCGAACCTACCGCGAGGAATATTTTGAGTCTTCATTTGGCGAGTCAGCTTATCTTAAGGCGCAAAGATTCGTAAAGCAGACAAAGCAAGATATTCGAGAAGCCGAAAAGGCGTATCGGGAGAAAGAGGTATGAATAAAAAAGAAATATGCGAGTGGTTGGTCAGGGTTGCCATCTGTGATGAATCGCACTGCCGACCGAAAGATGTGGCGCAGATTGGCAACTGGATAATGTATGTCCGCCCAGACTTTCCGAAAGAGGTTGACTGCTTTGCGCGGCACAAAAATGCTGCTGGCGAATGGGACATTCGCGGGGAGTGCTTCACCTCCATCGAAGTCAAAGAGAGTCCATTCGCAACCAAGTGCAAGACCGTTCTTAAAATAACGACAGATAAGTTAAATCGCGAATACCGAGACTACGCGATTGACTGTGGCTTTGGAGAATGGCGCCACTTTGAAAACGATCCCAAGAAACGCTTCACGGCTCAATTGAGAGCCATTTCAGGCGATTGCGCGGCTGGTGGGCTATCTAACGATGGAGACGTTTTACCGTTCACCGAGGAAAAGCTAGAGTCAGTCTACGACTATCTTCTGGCAGACCTCAGTTTTCAAAGGTCTGTAGTGGTTAATGGGCTTTACAGCAAGAAAACTAAAAAAGCTAACCAGCACTTCTACGACTGCGCTCATGCACTAATCCGCAAGAAAGTCTTTCAGCATAAATGGCATGCTAGAACGGATTGGGTGCTAGAGCCGTTCGATCAGTGGGAGTTAATAAGGAATGGATAGCTTCGACCCACGGGCAACCAATAAGCAGCTAGCAGCCCTGCGGCAGGAACACGGGCTGACCAACCAGCAAGTGGCAAACCTTATTGGGGCGCCGCTGAACACAATCAAAGATTGGGGTAGAAAAAATCATCCACCGAAATGCCCACCCTACGCGGTAGAGTTGCTGGAGCTTAAACTTGCTCAACCTCGCCAAATAAAGTCTCGGAAGGGAAAGCAATCTTCTGAATGAGCAAAGGCTCAGGTGTCTCAAGAAAAGGCATCTGAGCCTCAATCTCTTCTCCGTCGAATGACCAAATATCTAGCCAGACCCCACCCTCTTTTTGACAGCCGTAAACTAGGTAAAAGCCTGGTTCGTCTAAGCAGTCTGAATCGAACTCCGACCAGTTACCTGTCTTGTGTACTAGGTGGACAATGTCGCCTGAGTCAGTGACTGTCCTGCTTCTCGTGAATTGGGTCATATCGAATTCCAAAGCTGTGCCGTTTTATGTCGTTGACCGGCACCAGAAAAACATACTTCTCATGGCGGTCGTCACCAGCCTTAAATATCGCTGTCGACTCGCAATGTTTCAATACAGCATCTATTAGCACACCAGTGTTAATCCAATGTTGGTTGACCCCGTCATGAAAAACCCAGACTTCTGATCTGGTGACCAGAATGCCCGATGGCTTATTGTGGTGCATTTCCACCACGAAGTTTCCGGTATCGATCGATCGAGGGTCGTACTTCACCTCTATGCCCACCGATTCTTCTGCAACAATAATGTCTAATTCTGGCTCATTGCCTGCTACCCGATAACTTTTTGGGTGTTTGGATCTTACAAAGTCTAGAACAGACTTTTCTGCAAGATGCCCTTTTTCAAGATCTTGTTTGAATGCCATATGTGCCTCACGAAGTGTTTGACTGTGGATTTAAAAGGCTCAGGTATCGTCGACAGCCAAGCGTTTCTCTCAGCGTTTGTTTCTAGCTCTGCCAATTTTGGGGGCAGATAAATAGCTAGGTTCGCTTCGCCAAGACCCCAGAACTTCTCTGGAAGTTCTTGCTGGATATAAGTTACGGCAGACTGCCAATCTTGCATCGTTGCGGCTGACGCAGCGACTTGCCTAATCTTTTGGCTTGCCATGGCGAAGCCCCTTGCAATGTCTGCGGATAAAAGCTTCTGAAACGTCTAGGATCTCTTCTATCTTTTCGACAGAGATGCCTTTGGCAAACAGTTCTTTGGATCGCTTCGCTGCAAGCTCGAAGTGGGCTGACCTGTGTTCCCCTCCCGAGATGTCAGTCTCGAAAATATCTTTAATCTTTTTCTGAGCTTTAATAGCATCAAAGAACATCGTCATTCAGTTCCTCTCTAAAAATCATCATTAATGTGTCCCAAGAGACCGTGGCAGAGTTGTGCTTTTCGTGAGGGAAATTACTGAGCAGTGACATAGGCACTACGCACTGGATGGGTAGCCGATCGAACTTGTAAACCAGGATTGGGGTGAGTGACATGTGCTCACCCGCCGCCCACGCTTGATCCCACCAAGCCTTAGCTGGAAACGGCATTTGGGAGTAGCGTTTACACTCGATCACGAATGGTTCCAGCACAATGTCCCCAAGGTTGCCTTCGCGATACTGATCCAGCACTCGCTTACAGTTGATGCCCAACTCGTCTTTGAGCATGTTGACTACAGCACGTTCAAAGTTCAGACCCTTATTTCGCGCAGCTTTACTCATAACAAATCTTTCCGTGGATCATCACCGACGCTGAATCGCGTGTACCAAATCGACTTCATAACGTCTTCTTCAGCATCGACCTTCTTCCCCGCTCTCCACAGATACTTGAAAGCGTTTAACTTTGCGTAAATTTTCACAGCCTCATCACCGAACGCAGCCACCATTGCATCGATACATTCCACTTTTGAATTTGCATAATGGGGTGGTGAGTTCACCATGTCTTTATCGTCGTTCATTCTTATAATCGCCTTCAGGTTTGTATTCGACGCGGATTTGAAAGTCATAGCCTTTGGGGGTTATTCCTTTGTCGCGTAATTTTTTTGTGATCAGTTCAGCCAACAGGTTAAATTCACTTTCAGTGAAATCATCAGGCTCTCCTAGCACCACTAATCGTGGGTTCGGCATTTCTTTATCTCCAAAAATTGGGTGGTCGTTCTCAGCGTCATCCATTGAGTCGTTCATAAACTCCCTCATGCAGGTTTTGTTCGCTGCCATAGCGTTGCTCAAATCTGAACTTGTGTGGATGTCTACTCGTGTAAGTTGAGTTGTCAGAGCCTTCGCGGTGGTGCTTGTAGCAAAGTGGGATCGAATAAAGATGAGCGCCTGGTTTTGTTTTGCCATCGATGTGATGGATCTCGGCTGGGGTGAAGATCTCCCATTCATTCAGACAAATCACACAACCCATGTCGGCGATCGCATTCATCCAAGCTTTTTCTTCTGCTGTTGGAGTCCTACCCTTCACTCAACAATGTCCATTCGCTCTGGCGAGTACCCAACTGCCAACTCAAAAATATCTGTCAGCGGGTTTTGTATTATCTCGACGAGATTATCGTGAACAAAATTGTTCAGGTCTGCGTCGAAGTCGTCCATGTCCGCGACATCTTCATCATGAAGTTGCACAGCGATTCGTATGTAAAATTTCTGACTTTCGTTCATGCTCTGTAGATCTCCTGTTCTTTTCGTAGAGTTGCCATCTTCGTGCGCCACTGATCAAACTCCATTCGGCAAGCCAGCACTTCAGTTCGGGCAGCAGCTAACTCGCCTTTGGCAACTCCAACCCGCAGCCGTGCGTCGTAAACGTCTTGCTGTTCGTCTGCAAAGTTTTCTTGGGCTGCATTACTTTTGTGTCCGTGCATAGAAGCTGTGACTTTTGACTTTGCGACAACCATCTTGGCGTCTGCTTCCGTTGCTGAGACGCCCTCCTCCGCTTTGGCATTTCTTTCTCCAGCCCCACGCAATTTATGTGCGTAATTTTCTTCAGCGTGGATCATTTCTCATCTCCAAATAGTCACGGGCTTTCAGTGTCGCGGACGATTCGTAACGGAAAGTTTTCGCGTTGAAATAAAAACCCATCTTTCCTTCCCAATCTCCGTGACGATTTTTGTGGCAGATCAAATAGCTATCAGCCATGTCCACAATTTTTGGGTTAGCCTCGTCGAACCCTCGCTCCACTAAATCGAGGTGCTCTTCTTTACGTTTGTTTCTAAAGACCGTGAATACTTGGTCGGCTAAATCTGAGATGCCTGACGATCCTTTTATGTCCCACTTGCCGCCCATTTGGTATTCGTCGGGGCTTTTCTTCGCATGAGTAATTAAAAAGATAGTGACGTCGCGCTCTAGCTTGAATTCGACAAGCTTGGAGATGAAGGCTTGCTGCCCGTTCAGGTTTTCTTCAAAGTTTCCACAAAGCTGGAGGCTGTCGATCAGGAATGTAGTGCAGCCATACCTGCGCCATGCATAATCAAGACTGTCGAGAAGGATCTCTTCCTTAGTCTTGCCGCGTGCAGCGATGTCGACGTAGAGGTACATCCACTCACTGATCCAGTCGAAATTCTTTTGAACCCATTCTGTCGTTGGGCTTCCAGTGTTACCGCACTGCTTAATCATTCGCTCAAGGAGACGGTCTTCCCTCATTTCCATACTAGCTACGCAGCATTTTTCACCGGCTAATGCAGCGTCCAGTAGTAACTGAGATGCCACCATGGATTTGCCGTGACCGTTAACGCCATTCATGATGATGAGTTCGCCACGACGAAAGAATAGCTTGCCTTGCGCCTTGCCCCAGTGCGTCGACCAACCTGCTTCTTCGTCAGCATCAGGATCGAATCGTGCAAGCACTGCGTCGTTAAATTCAGATACGTTTTTTATTTTATCGGTGCTACCCCAACGCGCCTCTTCCAGTGCGTCGCGCACCATCTTCACGCAGCCAGCTTTGCCATGCTTCTTTAACAAGTCGTTAGGATCGCCATCATGAAGCTTCATGATACGGGCGCGTTGCCCTATCTTTTGGGCTAGCTCCTTAGCTCCCTTTTGACCGGCAGCATCAGGGTCATAGCAGATAAACACGTTCTCGAATCGGGCAAGGTTGTCGTACTCGAAGTCGAGCCATGTGCCACCAGCCGCCCCAGTGGGAATGCTCAGTGCTGGTATCCCGCACTCCTGACTAAGCACCATCTGGTCGAACTCACCCTCGCAGATGACCACCTCTCGGTCGTTATCACTGATCGTCTGCCAACCAAACAGACATAGCTGATTACCGGCAGCAATGAACTTCGTTTTGCTGGAGCCGTAGAGCTTGTGATTTATGACCCTGCGCTTAGTAGTGAGTAGCCCCGTGAAGTGCTCGTATGGAAGGCATAGGTCTACCTCTCCGTTAGTGGCATTCTCTGCTTCGATCTCTCTCAGCCCATAAGTGCTGAACAGATTGTCTACGTCCGTGAATCCACGATCTTGGAGGAAGGTTCTGCCAAGTCCCGTATTGGAGCGGTCAGGTACTCGTGCTGGGGTTTTAGGTTTTTCCGCCCGTTGAATTTTTTTGACGTAGGGCTTCTCGACGTCTAAGCGGTACTCAGTTACCGCATAGTCGAGCGCATCCTTCAGGCTTATGCCTCGGACCTCCATGATCAGATCGAGTAAGTCCCCGCTTTGGTCAGTCGCGAAGTCTTTCCACTGCCCAGCAGTACTGCCATCGATGAACACTGCGAGGCTTTGCCCAGGATCACTTGGATCAGTCGATCCGTTTCGCCAATTCTTGCCATCACGTTTGCCGAGTGGCAGTAGGTCCGCAGCTATCTGATCAGCTTGATCAGCCAGTTGCTGTTTAACTTCGAGGATGTTCATTCGACACCTCGGAATTGATTATCGATGGCTTGGCTTTTCTTAGCTTGATCGGCAATGCCTTCGAGATATCTTTTCTGAAGTCCAGCCCAACCATTCCCAATCGCAGTGTCCACAAGCTCTGACAAGATGCCTTGCTTTTGGGCAAGCTCCATCACTGCGCCGTTCAGCTTAATCGTTTGTTTCGTTTTTGGTTTGTTGCTGGCAAATCGATAGTCCCAGTAATCTTTCCATTTCCCTTCAGGAATCGACTCAGGACGCATCTCCATAGCATCGCTAATAGTTAAACTCTTACTCTTTGTTTTACTTAAAACAGTATGTATATCTATATTGTCCCTCTCAGAAGGACACGTCCCTGTCAGCAGGACATGGTATTCAGATGATCGTTTGCCTTTAGAAAAGCGGTCGATCCGTTCTAGACAACCAGTCTCGATTAACTCATCCAACATGCTGGATATCTTTGTTTTGCATTTGCCGTGTCTCGCTGAGAGACTTCGTATAGATACGTTAAAATCTTTACTTTGCTGGCTTAACCAAACCAACAAACCTAATGATTCGAGTGAAATCGGTTTCGTAACCGCCGACAATACTCCTGCTTTTTTTGAATGATCCAACTAAACTTCCTCTAAAACCCCGTTGACGTTTGAGAATCATACGACATCTACGATCGGAAGTTCAAGAATTTAATTGCTGTTCACGTTTTAATTAGATCTAAAAAGCTTGCAAATTAATTATTTAGGATGATATTGTCCAAAGGCAGGAATTAAAAAACGAGTAAACCGTTTTAAAACTAAAACCACTTACGGGGGTAAGTAATGTCTTCTCAAGACAAAACACCATATACAGTCGAAGAGGTTCGCGCTCGACTCGAACAAGAGCTCGAACGAAATAACGTCGTGTTCCACAACAAGGCAGCTATAGCTAAAGAGCTAGGTTGCAGCCCTACCACCATCTTCCGCTGGCTATCTGGAGCACTGCCAAAAGACCCAGGATTGATGCATTTATTTTGTAAGAAATACGGCATCGACATGATTTATTGGATTTCTGGAGAGCGAAGCGACGGCAATCCTGTCGACGTTTTAGATTCAGTGCGTCTGTCTGAAGCTCTAGAGACGGTAGCCGCATTCGAGATTGCAGGAAATGTTTTGACCGCGACGAAGCGGACAAACCTTGTGTCCCTTATGTATTCGGAGACCACTGCTAGTCGTGTGATCGCAGAAACTTTAACGGTTGTGTCAAACGTAAGAGAATAAAAAATAGAGAGGGGGAAGTAGGGGTGAATGGATATAAAGAAGTACTGTCAAATTTCAACAAATTCAGGGAAACCTATGTATACGCGCCGAATTTGGAAACCATTCGGTTTTCAAAACGAAGAAGCGACAATGACGATGGCGAATTTGAAGAGTCTTGGGAGGTTTTAAACGCAAATAGTTTTTGCACATACACATGTATTACAGATCACCAATATAATTTTCTTCAGGTCGACGCAAACCTACATGATTACGATCGTGGGAGCGTTCCAGCGGAATTGCATCATTGGTCAGATCTCGATTACACTAAAAAAGATACAAACAAATACTCCATGGCTCGGGTTTGTAAGGAGGTATTTGAGGGGCATACGCACGTTCTGCGCAGGACGCTTCAAAAACCAAATCTGAACCCGCTAGGACCGAAGCTTGAGAAAAATCAAAAATTGCTGATCACCATTTCTGTGATGCAAAGGGGCAAGACTTTAGAAGAGTCCACTTTTGTCACCACTGTTTTAATGGAGGAAGCTTGGCGTTCTCTTTTGTGCTTGTCACATCACAGGGATACCGAGACGAAAGATTTTTCAGATCCCTTATGGACTAATAAAGAAACAATCGAACAGCACGAGCAAATTCGCCAAAAACTTACAAGCCTTTTTGAAAGAAATTCAAACTTTATCTAATAAAATCAAACTTTATTAAATAATTGTTCGATTAACTCAGTTGTAGTGTGATACGCTTCTCCTAAGCAATTAGGAGGAGCCTATGTCTTTAGTTTTTAATACCCTTTCAAAGGTCGACATCACTGACCTTTTGCGCCACAACGAAGACGGTTATAAATACCTAAATTGGATGGATGCGCATCAGCAAGTCATTTCTAGATTTCCAGACTATTATTTTGAATTTGAAAAATCATCCGAGGGCTTAGATTATTTTCTAATGCCAGACGGGTCTGCTTACGTTTCGATAACCATGTCGATCGCAGGTGAAACCATCAAGACCAGCCTACCAATCTACAAGGCAAACTCATTCGAGTTGATCACCAATCCTAGTGCATCAGACGTTCACAACACGAAGCTCCGGCTGCGTACCAGAGCGTTAGCCGAGTTTGGCTTAGGTTGCGACCTATACGCAGAAGACCAGCCCATAGAGGAGCCTGCTAAAGCCAAGGCAGTCGTTAAGAAGAAGCATGCTGTTAAGCAAGACGCTAGGACCGCTATGTGGGCAGATGTGGCTAAAAAGACCACCAGAGACGCAGCACATACCGCAGCAACCAAATATAGAACCGCTATCAAAGGTACTGAGCTAGACGACGACACCTCCGACCGCTGGGCTGTCCTCTGCGAGGAGAAAAACTGGGAGGTTTCTAATGCAACAAGGTGATCAAGCGTGGCTCGAACTGCGACCAACGAAGATTACATCCACTGACGCCGGTAGCATCGAAGGGGTCAATCCATACGAATCGCAACAGAAGTGGTTGAGAAAAAAGGTCCGCTCGATCCTTGGGATTCACGAAGATTTGAGCCATATCCCAGCGGTCGCACACGGATCTAGAACAGAGCCGATAGCCCTCGAATGGTTCGAGGAACTCAAAGGCTTGGAAGATGGCGGGTGGGACCAGCCTTACCAACTTCACAGAGCGCATGATTGGCTTATGTCGTCTATCGATAAGCGATATGGACTTTCTAGTGGCGCAGAAGTTAAGTGTCCGTTCACGAAGTACACAAAGCAGCCCTACAGCGTTCATGACAAGCCTTCATACCTCGTCCAGTGCCGCCACCACATGGAAGTCTGTGATCTAGATCACCTCTACTTCGTCTGCTATATCAGCCCCGACGTCTATCACATCGATGAGTTAGACCGAGATCCAAACTGGTTAACAGAGATGCTGTCTGGTCGACTCATGCCTACACCTCGCTCCGACAAAGTCACTCGACTGGATCTCTATCATGCGTGGTTTAACCATGCTCACGATGAAGCTAAAGACCCTGCGAAAGCAGCAAAGTATTTAGACGACAACGACTCCTCCAAATATAAAGACGTCCAAGACGGCGATATAGACCGCATACAAGCACTGTCGTTCGAGCAAAAAGAAATTGACTCGGCTATCGAGCCGCAGCTAAAGCGAGTCGCTGAAATCAAAGAAGAAATCGAAACGCTCAGAAAAACCATGGGCGATAAGTACGACGCTTCCGTGACTAACGGAACCGTAAAAATACAGATCATTAAGAGCAAAGGAACGATCGATTATTCCAAAGCTTTTGATGCTGTTGATGGCGAGGATCTTCTCGCAAAACTAGGTAAGCGTTCCGACGACTATCGCCGGAAGGACACCAAGAGAGCAAAAATAATCTTAGAGGAAACCAATGAGTAATTTTGAAGTACATGCAGGCAACGCACGAATTTACCAACTACCCAAAGAAAAGGTTGAGGCTGAACGTGCGCGAATGGACGCACAAGCCGCCAAGGGTGGTAACACTGCGTTTCTAGCAGACGCCCCTACCCCCACGCATGATGGGTTTTTAATGGTCGACCAAACCCTGGTTAATTACCTGCAAACGATGGTAGATGCTGGAGAGGGTCAGTCTGTAAGGCTGAACTGGAAAGGTTATAGGGATACCACGAGCAGCGGTTTAGGCGTTATTAAACTCCAAGATATTTGGACCAAAGAGTCTGGGGCGTTTAAGGACTATAAGAAGAACGGCGACATGCCACAGCAAAGAGCCCCAGCGGCACAGCCAGCACAGCCAGCACAGCCAGCGCCTATAGAAGAAGACCCATTCGCAGAAGACATCCCTTTTTAAATGCTGAAGCTGATTACGCACAGTCACCAAAGTATCTACCTTGGTAAAAATCTCGACAAAGATAACTTGGAAAAAACATACGACTATAAATTCTATGTAGGACGAATCACCAAAGGGGTTCCTGCTTGCGCAATCGTAAGCGTGTACTCCAGTGGAGAAAAGCAGATAACAGAAGAAGACATGCGCGTTAATCATGTAATTAATTTGAAGGGGATCGCTACAGATATCCGATTGCTATCGATATCGAAAAGCATTGAAAAAACTGACGAAGTAATTTGTGCAAGCTGCGGAAAGATCACTGAGATCGACGCGCACCTTCACACGCTAGATGCTTTTTGGAGCTTCGATATGCCTAAAACAGTACTAGTACACCGCTCTAGAAAGGGCATTAAAAAGAAGGGAAGAAAATGGATGAACAACAACAACAGTACCTATCGCTAGACGGTGCTAAATATTTGGTTTCGGATATTCCGCAGTTGGGTGTGGATTTGATTATTAAGATTCAAAGAGCTAATGAAGCTCTCGGTCAGATGTCTGCCACCATGGAGGCTATCACTCGTGGAGTGAAGGACATGGAAGGCGACATGAGAAAATTGCTTCCCGAACCGATGGCTAGCGACTCAGATAACTCTGAAATAGTCCAGTAGTGTCCAAAGTCGTCCATAAAAATCCGATCGGGTTTACCCAAGACCCTTCCCCAGATCCTGTCTGGGTACAGTTTGCCAGAAAATATTGGAAGCCCGTTTATCGGAAACGAAAAAATCAAAGGTCAATTCAATTATCTAAAGACAGTAACGGTAACGAGATTTGGATAGTTGAAGAGCGCCATATGACAGAGCATGAGTTAAAGCAAAGAGTTCGAGATCTTGCGATTCGCAATCTACGCCCTCACTGGGGTATAGTCACCGAAGAAGAAAGAATCGAACTTATCAATTTGGAGATTGATTGATGAGTGAGATGACGTTTGTAGAAGCCGCAGAGCGGTATGAAAGAAAGCTTTCGGACAAAGGCAGAGCGCCTGACGCCAATAAGATAAGCGTTCTAAAACGGTTGAAGGAATTCATTGGCGATAAGCCTTTGAACGAAATCGACAGAATGTTTATCGACGACCTGCATTACTGGTTAGCAACCAGAAAAACCAGGACGGGTGGTCTTTACGCTACAGCTACGATTGCCAACCATTTAGGATATCTCAAGGCATTACTTAGATGGGCGAATGAAGCTGGGAAGCTTGAGAAAGTTCCGGTAATTAAAGTTCCGAAAGGTGAAGAGCGAGATGGGTTTCTCGAACCTACTGAGGTCGAGTCACTGATCAGAGAGTTGGACCCATGGAGAAGAGATTTGGTTATGTTTGGTGTGAACACCGGACTACGTAAGACCAATTGCTCACACCTCCACTGGGATCAACTAGAGAAAGACTACTGGGAAATCAGTATAGAAAGTATCAAAACTAAGAACGGTAAAAAGTTCCGAACGGTACTGAATGCTGACGCAAGAGATGTAATTCTCAGACGTCTGTCTCGCGCAGAGAGAAGGGAAGGTGACGGCATTCGCCGGTCTGAATTTGTTTTCGTAAAAGATCGGACCAACAAACCCAGCGTTAATGTTTGCGATGGGGCTTGGCGAAGAGCGGTAGTAAGAGCCGGACTTCCGCAAGGAACTTGCTTCCATACTTTGAGGCATACTTTTGCTTCATGGCATATGCGAAACGAGGTTCCGGAGATGGTGATCCAGCAACTCGGGGGCTGGTCGAATACTGCAATGTTGCAGCGTTATGTTCACATAAAAGATGAGCAAAAACGCAAGGCAGTGCAGGGTTTTGAAGGGATGGTGAAGTGGTCGTAGCTGACCTCTTCGCACTTAACATATGCGGATTTACCGCATATATTGATGAGAACCAATCAAACATATATTATGTTAAATACAATATGTTTGAAAAAGTTCTTTAAAAACAATGAGTTACGAGTTCGATTTTTTCTTCAACTTAACATGTTTTATAGGATTAACATAGATGTCAATTTTGAGTTTCGATAACGGCAGTAATGCCAAACTACGCGACTCTGTCGCACAGAATATTTACGAGCATGAATACGCAAAAATAGTAGAGATGGATATGCAGTTTATCCCCTACCAATTAGCGCAATATGCTTACGAATTAGCAGACGCTTTCATGGCGGCTAGGAAGGATTCGATGGATAACGGTGGTCTATCCGAAGAGCAAATGTCTACACCGAAATCGCCCCCTACTATCGTAGGCGCAGATTTTTCTGGCACGAACGACAGTAGATGGCATGAGTTCAATCTTAGCCCTGAGCGGTTTCGTGTGGATGAAGACGGTAACCCAGTCCTAACTATGGACGGATACCCAGCATATAAACGTGGTCCTAAAGTTGAAACTACACACTGAACTACACACTGAACTACACACTGAACTACACAAGGAAAGTAAATATGAGTGAATACGAGAGCATTTATAACTGGAATCCCAGACCAGGCATGGATATGGGCAGCGACTATGACAGGACGCCCGTTCCTTGGGACCACACGATAGATTTCATAGAGGCAAAGGTCCAGCAATGGCATCTAGACCGAAACCTGATTCATGGTTCCAGTGACAAGGATCAGCTAGCGAAGCTAATTCAGGAGGTTGGTGAGTTATCTGACCATATCTGTAAAGGCGAGTCTGTCGTTGACGACATCGGCGATATTATGGTGGTCTTAATCAACATCTGTATGCGAAACAATATTCAGCTAGTTGAAGCTTTGACAAATGCCTATCGAGATATCAAGGACCGCAAGGGTGTCATGGTTGCTGGTGTTTTCGTGAAGGAAGCAGACCTTTAAGAACAAATAGATCAGGTGTTCATGCCTGCTAGCGCTTGCCCGTCAGCGTGATCGAGAGACGGGACACTTAATCCCACGTTTTTACGTTTTTGCCGCCATATTTTGGAAGGCAGTAAGCCGTGATATTAGCTTGCCCACGATGCCGATCCTTAAACTCTGTTTTGCCACTCTCTATCAGATGAGCAAAATAGTTGCATCTACGCAAATCCCTAAACATGAAAGACTCTTCTAGCTTCTGGTTGTCTACCACGACAACAAGAAGAAACATCATGATCACGGCAGTTACTCCTTATTAAGTAAATTTTAAGAAACAAAAATGCCAAATGGAACAAGTCCCTATTTTTTTTCGGACTTTCCCCATTTGTGTCTGGTAGATTATTGTGCTTACAAACCCCTGTTTTGGAAGCTTTGAGCAGCAAAGAACGCAGCCAATATGCCTGCTACCGACACGAAGTAGACCGACGCCATACTCCCTAATATGTCGGCGGCTTGAGTCAGACCAATCCAGCTACTAAAGACAACCAGAGACGGATACAGGAGCATTCCCCACAGAGCGAACCAACTCATAGCCCTCTGTGCATCCGCCCTCTCGTTGGATATTTCGAGTTGCTGTAGCTCCTTTGATAGCTGTATTTCGTGGTCAGAAACCTCGCCATCATTGTCTAGATCTAAGGCTTCATACTTAGATCCTGGCTGGAGCTTTTTGGCGCCCATTAATCCCCCGCCTTTCTTTTTGCTTCCCTGAAGGCTTTGTTAAAGCTGTCAAAAACACGTTGCTTGGTGACATCGATTTCTTGCAGCTTCAGCCTTAGCTCAGAAGGCTCTACAATATATTTTTCTGCCGCCTTTTCACGCTTTCTGAGTTCTCGTAAAGCTTTGTTGGATGCCTTGTAAGTTAGCTGTAGTTGAGCACTGTAATAAGGTTCGCGCCTCTTCAGTTCAGGTCTTGCTTGATACTCTTCTGCGGAGATCCTGCCGTCCTCGTTCATATCAACCGAATCAAGCTGATACAGTAGTGAAGCATAGCGATCACTGTTTTCGTAGAACTCCATCTGATCTTTGTACTTGCTAGGCTCTTTGTAGAACTGCCCTACGATTGGGTAATCGGTAAACTCTATCGCTTCCGGATCGGTAGCAGCTTTATACGCAACGTCTGATATGTCTCCAACAAAGCGCCCCACTCCACCGAGTATCCACGCAGCTATATAGTCGACCTGATCTGGCGCAAGATAACTTGTGGGATAATAAGCACTGTCAGTAATCTCATCTCCGTCTAAATCGTTGATGCGCTGGATCACATCCTTAGCCAACTGAGATGTAGATCGTTTAGTCACATAAGCCTGGGCTTTCTTAGGCTCTGTCGGGAACTGTTCGCGCTGTATTGGGTTGCCAAAGAAGTCTTTGTTTGCGATCAAGTCACCCAGTAACTCCACTAAGTCCGGAGCAAATCCCCGTAACCTTTCGTAGCCCTCGCCCTCTTGCGTGTCTAGTGGGCTAAAATTATCGATAAAGCTTTGCCATATCTGCGTGAAAGCCTCGCCTTCATCCTTTAGTTCGTACTGCAATTCAGCCATGACGCGACCCGCGTTGTAGAAAAACTGATAAGAGTAGGCTAAAGGGAAGACAGCCATCGTGCCGTCTTCTTTGGCTATATTTATTGATCGTTTCAGTTGCGAGTCATTGTAATCGTCGTACTTAACTTCATCGTCATCGTCCATATCCGAGGTCAGGATGTTGTACACAGTGATTGTATATCCAGCACCAAACAGTCCCATCAAAAAAGCAGGGACTTTCTTACCGCCCCGACCTGCGGCTTGGATAAAGTTCTGAGTACCCTGCTGCGCAGCGTTAAAGAACAAATAGAGTAGATTGACAAAAGCACTAATTTCACCTTTGCGATTAAAGTTGACCGTGAGGTCTTTAGCTAGTGACGCTGAGTTAGCTCTCGGCGCTCCCGCTTTCCTAGCCTCTACATACGCAGAGACGCGAGCCGCGTTCTCCATAGTCTGATTAAAGTCCTCTACAAACTTGCCTAACGACTTTAAGCCTCCACGAATATTGCCTCCCTTAATTTGGTTTTCTATCGCTCGAACTTCTTCCTCATAAGTGCGTGTCAGAATCATGCCCGTAGGCGCTCCGTCCTCGAAATACTCTTTGACGTATTGATCGTATGCAGATTGCTTGGCGCTGCCCCGCGCAGTGAAAGACCTGCCACGACCCTCTGTCTCCCTAAGATGCCTCCAGTAAGCTCTAAGCGCATTCGGGTAGTTGTAAATCATTTTAGCGGTAACATCCTTACCGTCAGTCCTAGAGCCCTTAGCGCCTGCTTCGCTCATTGCATACGGTATTGCCGTTACAATATCGCGCAGTGGGTTAACTAGCCCCCATGCTGGGTTGTAGTTGATAAGAACATTACGCCGGAAGTTTTGCAGACCGTTAAAAGTCGAAACCAAATTCTTTCCGGTTTGAGAAGACATATTGAATGTAGATTCGCCCAGCTTTTGCAGCACTCTATTGATATCGTCATCTTTGAACTCAATAAAGAATGTCTGACCACCCCGCTTCACTCTAATAAATCTGGGGTCTCCGTTTAATCGCTTTTGGTTATCCATCTGAGTCAGCGGAATCTTTTCGCCGCCATCAGTAGCTTTGTCTGCGGGTCGAGACTTGTTGTTCCATATCGTCCACGGCACCTTGCCTTCCTTCTCGTTAATCTCTGGGTCGATCTCGAAACCAGAGTTAAGCAACATATCTAGAAGCACGTTGGAGACTTTATTTTTTTCGCCGCGTTTGATTTTTTCAGCCACATCAAGTATCGATATGACTACTGGATTTGCAGGAAGCGTCGTCCTACCCTTAGCTTTTAAGCTCTCACTGCCGGTAATAGAGAAGCCTCTGGTCTTGCCAGACATGGTGTAGTCAGATTCGATATTTTCCTCTGCCGCAAAACCTTTTAACGGAACGTAGTATCGATACTGCCCCTCCCAATCTTCAACTGTTTCAAAATCTAGCAGTTGGTTTTTGATCATACGATCCCGATGCTCTTTAAGCATGTCGTAGATAAGCTGAGAAGCTTCATCCATAGTCGCCGTTAAGCCATCAACGCCAGCGATTGTTAGTATCTCAATCGCTTCTTGATTGCTTATCCCAGAGCCTCCCTGCTCCGTCTCATAGTTCTGAAACGGGATAGGTGTCTCTTCGTAGTAGTCAATCAGTCGCTGGTTCTCCGCCTTCTCTGCGGAAGCTACCAGCTTCTCTCTTTTCTCTACTGCTTTTTGCGCGATCACTGCGTTTCGCTCAGGGGCATGCTTCGCCAGCAGATACTTACCAAGACCCTCAACGTCGATCTTCTTGCTAGACAGTATCTTAATGATTGGCTCAAGGTATTTTTTCTGCACTAGGTCTAGCTCATACGCAGCCTTGCCGTGCATTAGGTTTTCTGCGTCGTAGAATGACTTGTCAGCCGGTAGTCTTTCTATGCCTTTTGCCGCAGCTATCTTTCGCTCCAACTGCTTCATGTCAACATATTGATCCATGATGCCTCTATAGAACGGCAAGATTTTTTCTAACCTGTATTGCAAATCTTTGACTACATCTGCGGCGTCTTCCTCGTTGAATTTGCTGCTTGGATTTTTATTGGGATCATCACCCAACATATCTAACGCAGAGGAGACACCCCCATAGTTTTGATTGACGTATCGACCTAGAGCTATGCGAGTGGAGATAGAGGTTTCGTAGCCGTCCAAGCCTTCATCGAACACAGTGAGCAGCAGGTCATCGATGTTATCGAAGCCTAACCAATCATCGTCTCGCAAAGCTTTGAGAAGACGCTTAGAGTCTGGAGACATAGCGTCAAGGTCTTGATCTGTTATGTCGGCTACGAGCTCCCCTTGAGGAATGCCAGCTTTCTCTAGATCATCAACAAGTCGATTCCTGGTTGCCAGAGAATCGGGGGCTTCTCTGAACGCTGGCGTGTTTGCCATATCCAGAGAAGGGGTTGGTCCTAGTCCTGTTCCGGACTCATCGGCTTGACCTTCGTTGAGAACATCTCCTTCAACACCATATTCCCTTGGAGTTGCCTTTCCTTGAGCGAAAGATTTGATGACTTCATCCAGTTTTGCTCTGTCAACGCCTTCCGCTTCGTACCACGGGTATCCTTGGTCATATTCGCTCACCTTAAAGTTCTTGGGAAGTATACCAACTTTTGGTTTTTTGATCTCGTCCAAAAACAGCCTGAAGTTTTCTCTATTGAACTTGTAAGGCTGACCATTGGAATCAGAGTACATAAAGTATTGTTTACCTTTATCGTCTCTCGCATAGATGGCGCCGTAGCGGAACATATTCTGCTTGCCTTCCGGAGCGCCCATAAATGCGTAGGGGTTAGAGGCACCCTCAATATCGTCCACTAGACCTTGCATCGTAGGATGAGCTACGACCTGTCCTGAATTAAGAACCCAGCTTTCCCAATGATAGCGTCCGACACTGGCGTCTTGAGGTCTGCCTAAGCGAGTGTATAGCTCTACAATTTTATCTTGCAGGGCGTTTTCCATAACCTCGTAACGTGCAAGACCATGAAGCCCACTAAAGTTGTCCGCAATATCGTCGTATATTAGTTTGCCGTAGCGCCCTGAATCCCACATGGTGTTTAACTGGATGCGATCTAGGATCACAACGTCGTCTCTACCCGTCATAAGCATTAAGAACGAGAAGACTTTGTTGTCGATACCAATCTTTTCGTTCATACCTTGGAACTGCCGACGAACTTCCGCAGTTGAGATTGATCGGTCTGACACTAAATCATGCAAAGTCGCTAACTTAGATTGACCATTAACCTCATCCAACTCAGACATCTTCAACATGAATTTAGCAAAGTCATTTGAGTTAGATGTACCAGCTTTTCCAAAAGACCCTGCCGGAATCATTTGTCTAACCGAATCTCTCCAGTCAGCAACATCACGATTAGATGTGACTTCTTTCGTCGCCCCTTTGCTCTCATCAGTAACTACAGTTCTAGTAACCATTTCATCGGAGAAATTACCCTCTAATGTTTTTTGTACTAGATCAGAGAATGGGTCGAAATTTTGACCAAGCGACTTAGTCATCAGGTCTACGAATGCAGACTCCTGGGCGCTAGCTGTTAGCATCCTAGAGAGCATTCCCCATAACATTAGCTTCGCCGTATGCTCTGGTGTAGCTGCTCCTTTGGAATATAACTGACCCATTCTTTGAGCAGTTTTCAAACCGGCGTTAGCAGCGGCTAACTGATCTCCACGCAACTTTGAGTGGGTTTCTACCCACAAGTCCATGTCGTTATAAAGTTTTATTAGATAATGGGGTGGGCGTAAAACCAAAGTCTCTTTAGTTTTTACTTTGCCAGCAGTGACCTCAAGCGATCCGCCCGTCAGGTCTTTCTCGAACGCAGTCCAATTAGTTGCGCTATCGAGTACCTTCGTGTGCCGTGCAACTAACTCACTGAGAAGTGGTAGCTGCTTGTCAGCATTTTTCGGATTGACTTCTTTAGTGATCGCAGACTTTCCGCGAACTTTCCCTCTAGGCTTTTGGTAGAGATACTTTTGATCTCCCCGTATATCTAGGGAAGGGGTATCCCGTAAGCTTGGTCCAGATGAGTCCCTGTCGGGGTCTTGTATCGATCCCGCCAGTCCGTCACCGGCTGATCGTTGTCCACCGCCTCCTGTGCCTGCTGGTCCAGTGCCTCCGGTGAAAGGTATTTGAACGCCTCTATTGACGGACTGTGACCGAAAGTCTTCTTGTAGGCTTCCACCGCCGGACTTAGATTGCTCTTCGCCGAAATCGTTACGTTGCCCATATTCTAATTGTCCTGCTGTTTTTTCTGGGTTGGCTTGTATCGCCCTAAATATATCATAAATTGCTGGGGCGTTATCCTTCAACAATTTAGGATTGCCGATAAATACTGCGCCAGCTTGGGCGAACACTTCTTTTTGAATCGTCTGTAAAGCGTCGCCGACTCTTTTCTCTGCACTTACACTTTCTTCGTATCGATTGTCCGTATTTAGGAACGCATCATTAACTAAGTCACCCATTATGGAGAACGGGTAGTTAAACTCTTGACCGAACTCTGTATCTGCACTCCATGCGTCATACGTTTCCTGCACCGCATCGCCGAACTTTAAGTTGAAAGTATTGCTCGCGTAGGTTTGAACTAAAGACCCAGCCGCTGTATTTATTGAGACATCAAACTCGGGCAGTCTTGCTGAATAGTTATTAATGTAGTCGGCTAAGTGCCAATGCTCATGAGCCATAACGTGGGCTAGTTGGCGTCTAGTTTCCTGATCGATCGTTGCGCCTCTGACTAACTCAGGGTCAATGCTCATCGAGAATGTGCTTGGGTAAAAAGATCCAAGAACACCGGCTCTGTGAGGATTGGAGTAAATCCCTTGGGTATTATTTAGGAACACACTCGGCATCCCCCTCTCTGATAGATCCAGCAAAGTGTTCACGATTTGAGCAACACTTGGGTCTGCATCAATACTGTTTGATGCAGCGATACCCTCAGAAATGAAAGTAGATAGGGTGACTTTTTTCCCAGTTTCCGAACTGGTCACAACGGGACTCTCTGTTGGTGATTGCCCTATTCCAAGCACACCCATCAATTTAGACATGCTTCCGAATGCCTGACGCTCAAATTGATCTTGAGTGTCGAGCATATAGGTTGTCTTGCCTTTGCCTAGATTTACTCTAGTAAGCCGCTTCTTTATATCGCTCTGAGGTTCTCCCCTTAAAGCTCCGGCACCAGTCAAAGTTCCGATGGGAAGGTTTGCGGTCTTCGATGCTTCCCTTTCTGTAGAGCCTCTTGGTAGTTGCACCGCAGCCATGTCTGAAGGCTTGGCGGCTTCGTCAAATTCCCGCTGACGAATTACCTTGAATTGCTCAAGCGCGTCTTTCTTGTTGCCGCCCAGATACCCATCCATTCCTTTAGCAGCAGTACCCAAAGCTTCTCGGTCATACCAGCTTCTGGACTGAGCGTCGTAGAACATTCTGCGCTCATCGCCATCGCTAAACGAAACGATGTGTTCACCGTTCTGCTGAAAGTCTTTATCTTTTTTCGTTGATTTGTTGGCGTCGAGCGAAGGGTCTTTAACTCTGAGCTCTTGGGGTGCAGCAGCAACCGCTCCACCACTCGCTGCAAACTCTTCTTGCCGGATAAGCTTAACTTGGTCGATTGCTTCTTTGCGCTTCTCACCTAGCTCTAGGTCGGTATTAACGTCATACCAGACTCCATCTTCTTGGCGGATTGTACGGACATCCCCATCTGGATAGACGAGGTCAAGATGGTCTTCGTTATCTACGTTTCGTTTTGGCTTGGGGTTTGCGTCTGGTTGAGAGACTCTGCCTTCTGCCTGTCCGCTCTCTCGTCCAGTATCTTCCGTAACATCGCCTTGGCGTACCGCTGCGAGTTCTCGTTCATTGGTGGCATTTTTCCGTCGATCAGAAATTGCAGTCCGCGCTTCTGCTTCTCGCTGAGTTGCATTGGTTTCTCTTCCATCAGGTTCCCCAAATATGTTGTTAAGTTCAGCGTCTTTCTCGCTGTCAGTCATCTCGCCCCATACTGGCAGTTCGAGACGATTAGTATCGCCTAAAGTAATGCCTGCTAATGCGTCATCGTACTCTAATTCTGTGACAGTAACCCCAGCACCTTCTTGGGACAAGTCAGCTATGACACTGCTCTGTTGACTTTGTTCTATAATCTCAAGATCCGCTAGATAACCAAGCATGGAATCTATGTGCCGCTGCTCTGCAACCCCTAGCTTCTTTCCAGCAATTGCTTTTGCGACAACCCGTCGAGTTGCGTCACCGTTTGTATTGCCTCCTAAGTTTCCATCTTTTTGAGCCTGTTGGAACCATTCCGATCGAGCAACCCAAGGAGACCGACCTAATGATTCGCCTTCCGGTCCAACAATACCTTTTCCACCGATTATTTCCCATCCGGCATACTCAGCCATATCCGTTAATGTTTCTGCATTTCTTTGAATCGGATCTTCAACGATTGGAGCAGCTTCAGCCACTGGCTCTGCAACACCCTCTACCGGAGCTTCTTCAACAACAGGGGTTTGCGCTGCCGTACTAGCTCTCTGCCTTTCTATGTCAGTGAGCGTTCTAATTGCTGAGATTCTGTCCTTGCCCAGATCAATATTGTCCATGCCGGAATCATTTTTGCCTAACTCTGGAATGGTTTGTGATGATGCATAGAAGCCACCGCCTGCGTCTGTCGCGTACTGCTTCATTTCGTACTTAGTGCCACTATCAGGGAAGCTGACCTCAGTGACTTGACGCCCAATAGAATCGGAAGCCTGTCTAATTTTTGGCTTTGTGACTACGCGGTTTTTATCCGTTAATGGACTGACGAACGGATCACTATCATTGAGCGGTTTATTATCTACGGGACCGATAAGTGGCGAGACTACTGGCGCGTTTGCGTCAGTTGTCCCTCTACCCTCAATTCTTGATGACATTGTTGGTTCGGTTCTAGTCCTGGTTGCCGCAACTTCTGTCTGGGGAGCCTCCTCGCTTACGACAGCAGCTTCTTCTCTCACTTCATCGAGAGTTTGAGTTGTAGTCGTTGTGGAATCTTCTGTTTCAACGGTGGTTGTAGACGCCACTGGTTGAGGTACAGGCGGAAGATCTACTAACCCCTCATCCACTTCTTCGGGTGGATAAAGAATCATGCTGCCTTTATCGCTAACGCTATAAGTGGTGGCTCCTCCTGACGTATCCTCGATGACTAGCCCTTCAGCCACCATCGCTGTCAAAAGATTTTGTTGGTTCTCAGCGGTCTCAAACATCTCACCCGCTAGCTCTTGAGCGGTGATACCGGCAGATAGATCAATAGTCTCTAGCGTATCTACTATGTTGCTTTCTACTTCTGGCTGCTGAGTAGTAGCTACTTGTTGAGTGTCACTTCCTTCAGGGGCAGGTAATGCCGCTCCAGAATCCTCTGTAAATTCTGCTTCAACAATTTCGCGCACAGAGTCACGCATTGCTTGAAGACGATTTTCAGTGTCTTGTATTAGTGCGTCACGAACACTAGGTTCTGGCTCTCTGCCTCGAAGGGTGTTTACACCCTCAGCTATTGGCGCTGTAACGCCCGATACCGCGAAGCCACCTATCAATCCGGCAGCGGCGGCGTTCATTACTTTTGATCTTGTTTCTTCATTAGAGAGAGCTTCTAAGTACTCTATTTTTTGTTGATCGGTGAAATTGTTATTGGCGAAGGTTACAGCCATCTCAGTAATCATTACCTGAGTAGCTTCTGTCATACCTTCAATACCAGAGGTCTTACCAACCTCTTTAAGAACCCTCTCGATAGCTCCTGATTTTTGTAATGCTTCCGCACTTAGAAAATCTTTTAACGGCTCCAACATGTCCGGTGTTAGCTGCTTTGCCACACGCAATGGTACTGCGAAGGTATCTAGAGCACCGGCAGCTATACCCGCAGCAATAGCGGTGCCTGGAGCTTGTACGCCAGTTCTCTCATATATCTCACCAAAGTTTTCACCAGTGTTGAGAGTTACTGATTGTGAGCCAGACCCCAATAACCCGTACTTATATGCCTGTTGGCTTATATAGTCTTGCTTTGCTCTATTTGCAGCTTCTTTAGCTACCGCTCCTTCCATGTCCTCGCGGATCAGTTCTTGTAGGCGATCATTTGCTGCTGTGTCAAAATCCCTGTCTTTAAGGCGAAGCTTCTTGAGAGCGTTAGATAAACCTTCACTCCCCAAGGTTGTTTGATCTTTAATTTGTTTTTTAGCTAGCGCCTCTAAAGCTTCCTTAGCACCCTCCTTCCCTAAGTACTTTGCCGCAGTACCGGCTACTATACCTGTTACTCCACCAGTACCTAAACTTATAGCTATGCTAGGTAATACGTTACCGATCGTGTAACCAAGGTAATCGCCTAGTCGCTCCATACCTCCATCTAGACTTAGGTCTATCTCTTCTAATGTTCCTACGTTGGGGGAGAATTTTTCCGCCTCACGCATTTTTTCTTGATAGAAACCCAGCCCTGACTCAACCATTTCCGGATTATCTATGAGTGCTCCAAGAGTAGCTTTCGCTCCCCCATACAAGCCCAGCATTTGCTGAGTGCCAGCAATAGCACCCCTGGTAAACTGCGAGTCTTCTTCCTCTAATAACGCATCACCCAGATTATTAATCCGCTCCATTTCAGTTTGCTGGATTGGTGCTTGAGCGTTTGCGCTAGGCGGAGAAACGCTTGCAGCTTGCACTGCCGGCATTGTTGGAGTGACCGGATCTGGCTGGTTAGGGACTGTAAAGTCTTCTCCCTCAGTTTCGAGAGACAAATCTCCTAATGAGGCAAAGTCAAAGTCCCGCATAGACAACGGCTTTTCTTCAACAGGCGTTTTAGGGGCGTAACGAACAGACGGGTCTTGACGACCAGTATAAGAATTTAAAGCCATACTGGAGTCCTTTACCTTTTGTTAATTTTTTTGATTTTTTTGGAACTCAGCAAATGGTTAAAAAGCTTATTTTGATTGTCTGCAACGCCGTTTAATTGAGCGATAAACTCATCTCCTCTCAACCCGTTTTCATACAGTTCACCAAGCGTTACGTTATCTCTATCATTTAGCTTGTCGTCGACATACTCATAACCAGCCTCGCGCATATTTTTAGGGTCCATCATTGGCAGTTCTTGCAACTTTTCCCTAGTCGATTCAAAATATTTGCGAATGGATTGTTGAGGAGCTACAGCATCAACATCAAAAAGCAGGTTTTCTTCTACCCTTGTCGTGATGTCACGAACTTGCTCCTCTGTCATTTCCTTTCCCGCAAGCGCAGCGGCATTTTCTTGTGACACAAAATTTATGTGAGTAGTGTCATCCCCGTCCTTGATTGCTTTTCGGATCAGGTCAACTTTTTCATTAACAGCTTTTGCAAATTCTGCTTGTCCGTCAGTACCTCTACCATCCCCATCATCATCTCCAAATCGCTGTATGATCCTTGCTCTTCGCACAGCAGGTCTAATAACGGGAGCGACCGTTTTTGCCATATAGTGATTTGCCGTTACTACCTCGTCTATTTCAGAAAGTTTTAGCACAAGCCCATCACTATCAACGGCTCTATTGCCAGTTAACGGCGCTGGATAAACCTCACGTTCGCCTGTGAGAATATTTACAGCTTCAACATAAACTGACGCTGTTAGATTCACATCTGCGGGACTGTTAGGATCGGAGTTGGGAACAACGCCAGCACCTTTTACACCGGCGAGGCTTACTGACAAAACCTCATACTGCCCATCTTTCATGTGATCAGGAGCATGATTCCAGTTTTTTCCTATCTTTCTCCCAACATTAGCTGACTGACCTATCTTTAAAGATTTCCCAAACGCATCTACAACATTGTCATCCATCTCTATCGTTGGATCTTGTGAAAGATTAAATCGAAATGCCTGTATAATTTTTCCAGCGCTGTCCATCTCGCCGCTTGCAAGCATCCCAAAATCAAACTTACCGCCACGGTTTAGTTCAATATCTTTATTCAAAGCTACCAAGTCTTCAGACGATATATCTTGGTTAGCTAGGAGTTTTTGATAATAAGAGTCCAGTCGACCTGCATCTTCAATGGTCTTTGCGTAAGCTATCCTTTGATCGTTATCGAGGATTTTCTCTCGGTTCGC